GACCCTAGAAATAAAGTATTTATGGCGATCTTTGGCTTTTTTGGCCTAATGACTTTGCTATCAGTTTATATGATGGTGGTGGTACTGTGAAAAAATTAAGAGAAAGATTTAAGGTATGGTCTCTGTATTATAGACAAGAGATTATCTGGTTTATATTAGGATTTATATTGGGGGCTCTATGCCTTTAAAGTGGAATAAAATGTTTAACTATCCGCCGTGTACTCGGAGTACAACGGATGGGCTTCGTACCTATGATGTAGGGAAAGAAAAACTACCGAGTGTTACAACGATTCTTGGAGCAACTCAGAGTGTCGAGAAACAGGAATCTTTGGCTAGGTGGAAAGCTTCAGTTGGCGAGGAGCAGGCAACAAGAATCAAGGATCAAGCGGCTTCACGTGGAACTAACATGCATACGCATTTAGAAAAACATATTTTAGGTGAAGGCTATTTAGATTTAACGGAAGAAGGCAAGATTGCAAAGGCAATGGCGGACACGATAATTGCTAAAGGATTCAATGATTTACAAGAAATTTGGGGATCTGAAGTGACACTTCACTACCCAGGTTTGTACGCGGGCGCTACAGACCTTGTTGGAACCTATGACTATGAAGATAGCATCATAGATTTTAAACAAAGTAATAAGCCTAAACGTAGAGAGTGGATCGAAGATTATTTTATACAGCTAGGGGCATATGCCATGGCTCATAATTATGTCTATCGAACTGCTATAACTCAAGGTGTTGTTTTGATGTGCACACCGGATAATTATTTCCAAAAGTTTACAGTTAAAGGGAAAGAATTTATTAAGTATCAACATCAATTTTTAGAAAGGGTAGATAAATACTATGAACAAAAAAATAAGTAAGTCTGTTGAAACACGGATCTTAAAGACCATGATGGAAGATGAGAAAAAGTTAAAGGACTTATTGAATACGGAAACAAATGGTGTTCCGGATGAACAGTTGGATGGCCTTATGATTAAGATCGAACAGCTTCTTGGAAGAATTATGGTCAATCAAAATAAGATTATGTTACTTCAATCAGTTACAGAAGAAAATGATTCTTAGAGATAAAAACAAGACACCGGAAACAAAAGACAAGAAAACAATAGACAAGAACCAAGAATCTAGCGACAAGGGAAAAGGGATAATTTACTGTAGGGCTAAGAATTGTAATAATCATTTGTATGGTTGGACCAGCAGCAAGGATTCAAGATATTGTGTGGACTGCCTCTAGTGTGACATATTTGCCACACTTGTGGCAAGACTATGGCGTCAGGTGTCTGGCGACAGGGGACTCTCAAAAATGAAAAGTGAGGTTTTATGCGGTTGATCACGAATCTATACCTTTTTCAAAAGTGTGAAATTACTGAAACAGCACTTTTAGTTTACCCGTGATCTCGTGATTTCGTGATCAGCAAGGAATACCAATGGTTCTAGAAGGTGCGACAATTTGTGCTTAAATAAGCATTGGTATAAGCCACTTATTTTCTACTAGGGGCCGCGCGGAACTTTTGGATCGCCAAAAGTAGAAAAAATATTTTAAAAAAGGTATAGGGTAGAGTATGATTGGAAGAAATAAAAATTGGAGTGGTCCATCTCCCTGGATGGATGAGTTCAATCAAAAACATAACCCAGATTATTTTTATGGCAACAAAAAGAAAACCAAAGAGAAGAAAACCCAGAAGAAGAAAACAAGTCGTGCCGACTCAACCGAACGATATCCCATATTCAAAGTATCGGATTGAGTGGGTTGATGCGTTATCAGATTCCGGCTGGGCTGATGATAGAGAATTTATTAAAATGAAATTAGCTAAGCCTATCAATGAAGGATGGGTATTCTCCAAAGATAAAGATTCAGTAAAAATATTTGCGTCTTATGATTTAGACCCTACTACAAAAGAAATGACATTCGGAGATCGAACTATGATTCCTACTTCTTGGGTAGTTAAGATGACTAAGATAGTATAGGTTTTGGTTTTTTATTTTTAGGTTCTTGATCTTTAGTTTTAGGATCTAATAGTAAACTATTATCATCAACAATAGTTTTAATTCTTTTATTTAATTCATCCTCAGATAAGTCTTCAATCTTACCTGTTCTAATTATTTTTTGTTCAATATATAATCCAGCTGCAGCTCCCCTAGCTTTCTCTGCGTTAGTTGCAGCAGAATAAGATTTAGCTTTAGCTGCCTCATCCCTAATTTTAGCTAGTTCTGCTAAGTGTCCACCAAAAGAGACGCTGTATTTTTTGTATGTTTCTTCTCGTAGGTCACCAATATATTTAGCCACTAAGGGATAATGTTTTGGATCTTGGAGTTGACTAGCCTTAACTCTAAGTGTGGCATTGTCTCCTTCATATCCTGCTTCCTTTGCACATTCGTAGGCAAACTTATGTCCTTCATTAAAGACAATAAGGTCTGCGAATTTACGTTGCATGGTAGTGAGTCTAGCTGGTAATCCAGGTTTCTTTTTTGTTATTTCCATTATTGACAATATAAATACAATGTCTTATAAAGTCAAATATGAAAGATGACAGAGGAAAATTAGATTTAACAAGAAGAATTGATGATTTAACAAAGCAAAAGACATTTCTACAATCAAAATGTAGACAGGCTGGAGCTGAAATTAAGGAATTAAAAAGGGATAATGTAATTTTGTCTCATGATGTCGCTACACTAACCAATAGAATACAGGAGTTAGAAAAAAGTGTTAAAAGGTAGAGATTTAATTATGATCTTCGATAGATTCGTGGGTCCAAAGAAAGGGAGTAGTGTTGCTCAAGATGCTCGAGTTCAAGTTAGAACTCCGGATGGTAGACATTATGATGTTATGAGTGTGAATTTAGTTGAAAATAAAATTTTTGGTGCTAGAGAGACACATCGAATTGTGATTACAACACATGATGAAGTCGCAAAAATGGGTGCACCAAAGCTCATTTTATAACCTCCTGTTATCGTCATTATTTTGATGAAACCCGAAACAAAATTATGGCATGAGCTTAAGAGAATTACACCAAAAATTAAATGGACAAGGCTTGAAAATACTAGCCTTCTTGGTACTCCTGATCTATTGGGGTATAATACTAATTCCCACTTTTTTACTGTTGAGTTAAAAATAACTTCCAATAACCAGATCCGGTTTTCCCCACATCAAATATCCTTCCATGTACGTCATCCGAAGAATACATTTATACTTGCCAAAGAGCCCAGTCAGGGCTCCTTCAAATTGTTTTCAGGTCACCAGATCCTAGATCTTGTAGACAAGGGATTCAAACTAGATCCCTGTTGCCAGGGGCTTGAAGCTTGCGGCTTGTGGCTTGAAGCCTTGTAGTCAGCTGTCAGTTTAGAATCGTTCTAAAGTCCCAAGATACCTGCGACAAAATGCTTGTTGATTTATCCTAGAAAATCCTGTACACTTGGCAGGTGGTTGGGGTTGGCGCAGGGTACTTATTTCCCACCCCCGCTTGGGGAGGGCGCCTGTTCCCCACCCCCGGCCGGGGGCGGGCCTCCGGCCCGCTTGTCGCTTGAAGCTTGCGGCTTGGAGCTTGCAGCTTGTGGCTTGGGGCCTGGTTCTTTTTTTTATTTTTTTTTTAATGTTTGCCATAACTGATATTTGGAATAGTTTTATCCCAACATTGTCGACAGCTTCCGCATTCATTGCCTTGCTTAGATGCTGGGCAGCTGTACTGTTTGTCTGTCTTCACAGTAGACGTCCAGGGCCAAGCTTTAACCGGGCCCTGGTTGATCATATGCGAGGACATACGAATAATTAAATTTTTTGGAATCTCTTCTGTTTTTATTTCTTTTAAAATTTTTGCTTCACGTGTAGGCATCCAGTGACTAACAGCTGGAGTCGCCAGGCATACATCAAAAATATTTCTTAAATGCTGTACACTCTGTAGATCCCCTGAGTCATGCCATCTAAAAAATTCATGGCCATATTTATGCTTCATATTAATTTGAATGCTCATGGCTAAGGACCATTTAGGATGGGTCAAGGATACTAGTCTCCGGTCCATTGCAGCTTTAACATTGCCGAAAGCATAGCGCCCCTTCATGGCATAGCAGCCCGCGCATACAGAGCCTGGGACCGCCTGGAGCTTAACGCCGGTTATGCATTTATATGCCGGTAGATTGTAACTGAATCCTGGCATCTTCGAGGGCTTGCTAAGGCCGCCGGTTATTTGTTTTGCCTCGCTTACTTTCATATCTCCTATATAATCCCATATTTAAAAAAGTCAAGGACTTTTTTGTAAAAAGCTTTTTTCCCACCCCCGCCCGGGGGTGGGCAAGGCTTGCAGCTTGAAGCTTGTGGCTTGTTGCTTGCAGCCTAACTCCAGGTCCATTGGGTAGATCAATATTAGTGTAAACAACCAATGGACCAGGACTTAGGACCGGCCGCTGGCGCGGCCGGTCTCTTGAATTTATTCCGTTTCCATCGCTTTCGTTAAAATTAATGGCATGACAATGATATGATAAGTATTTTTATTATCCTTATCCGAGTCATCCAATAGTTCCAACGCTTTCCTTTTCTCTTCAGCTAATTCCAAAGTTTTAGCTGTTTGCTCCACGCTGTAACGATCGTCACAATATGAACGCGGGCTATGCTGTATTACTAGATACATGTTTCCTCCTTTTCTATTTCCCATCGAGTATCTAATTCTTCTCTCGATTTAAACAAATGATTGGTTGCTATATCTTTCCATAAATAATCCTTCATTTCTTTTTCATTATTTACGTTAGGAATATTATCAAAAGTAAATTTACAACCAATATTATTTTTTAATGTTATTTTCATTTTCCTACTTTCATCTATTATTCTCCACAGAGATTTCCAGACTTTTTACATGTCTTCTTATGAACTTAAATCTCGGTAAGAATTTTATATTTGTTTTATAGCCTCTTAGTCGTCTCAGTTGGTTGCCCAACTGTCTTTGGTCAATTGGTTTAGTGAAAATGTTTATGCCAATTTTTTCCAAAAATCTAAATCGGAAATGAATTTCAGCATGAGTTTTTTCACTAATCTCATTCATATCAATTGCCATCATGCTCCAACAAAATTGGGATGCGTTCTTGTGGTCTTCATCTGTCCAATCTTTGTCATCACATTGTGTGTAGTCATATGATATTGCCATTTTTATTTTCCTCGCTTTCATAAGTATCTTATAATATCCCATAATAAAAAGATACAAATATATTTAAGTTATCCACATTTTTTTTGAGACTGTATCCTAAAAGACACACCCCCTACATCTTGTGTCAAGGAATTTCTGGGACACTATGACCAAAATGGGTTTTCC